CTTTAGGTCTTCGACCGCGTATTTGATTAGCTTCACGCCTGTCATGCCTTTCCTGCACGACTTCTTCAAAAACAGTATGTCATTGTGGGCAAATAGATGGCGGCTGTAATGCAGGCTTGGCGTTACAAACACCACAAAATAGCCTTTTAGCTCGCCTTTATCGCGCGCTGTATAGATACGCAACGCACCTTGATCTGCCAGCCTTGCGTACTGCTCCCAATTAGGTTCTAGCTTGATGTCGTCTTTGTTTAACGCTATTTCTAGCCAATGCTCTTGTAGCAATGGCTTGATTTCTGCTTTGACGTTAGTAAATGATTCGTGCGCGAAGTCCATAAGCCGTCCTATAGATCAAACCGTGGTATGTCGTCTTGGCGTAGTGGATTGCCGTAATTAGGCGGGTTAGCGTTTGCGTTACCCCAGACAATGGCTTTTTCCTGTATCTGCGAGACGTACTCAAGTCCATCGTCATTTGGGTAGTCAATGCGCTGGTCATTGTCAGTAAAGCGCCGAACCCTCGCCTTTTCAAACTCAATAAGCCGGTTCTCTACGGTTAACGCAATTGTGCCTGTAGTGCCGTCATCTTGTATTGTCATGGTGTCCATAAAGCCAGAGAACACAATTATAGGGTCAGTCACGATGGTATTGGTCGCACTAAAAGCCCCGAGCTTGACCGTTAGCTCTCTGCCTTGGTAATCCTCTGTTTTGGCTTTGGACAGCAATGGGTCGCCAATGCCGGACAATTGGAGGGTAATGCCGCTTGCTCGTAGCTCTACCGTCTCCTCAATAGACGATATGGACAGTAATTCTCCTGCGCCCAGGTACGTTTTGCTGTCATGCGCGAGGTCGCCAATACCATTCCACAAGTATATGTAGCTAGTGGGCGCGTTAGAATCAAATAGTGCTTCTACGAGAATAAGCGGCTTGACCTCTTGGGCCAGCGCCACAAACTCCATTCCAGAAGATAAGCCACGCGACATTAGATTGCCTCAATACAAGCAAAGGAAAATCCGTAAATACTTGCTCGGTCTATGCTCCAGCCAATGTCATTGCTGGCAAGCCGCCATGTGCCATTTGGCAAGGTAAAGTCTACAGTGTCAGTGCTAGCGTCCTCACGCAACGGCGGCATGATGTCTATCTGAGTAACGCTTGGCCTGTTGGTAATAATGTATAGCTTATCGTTGTAACTGAAGTAGTCGCCCACCGCATAATCACCGGAAAAGTTTTCATCTACCCTAGTGTCGCCAGCGTTGCCGGTGATTGTTCCGGTAGCGGCAATGCTTACCAATGGGTTGTACATCGTAAAGGTTTCTTTCATGCCTCTAAGACCAGCGAAAAAGCCTTCGTATTCTTTGGCTTCCGCTCTAGTCATTGGCGGCAACGTAACCTCTGCCTCCCATCGCACCCCTTGATGCGCAAATACCTGCTGGTCAAACGTAAACGGCGACTGCGTGATTGCGGTTGCTGACACAATCCGCATAGTCATACTTTCTATGCCAACCGTCATGGGTAATGCGGCCATTATGCACCTACCATTGCTTTGCTGAAGCTACCGCCACGTTGGCGGGAATTAGCGACAGCGGCCTTTGTGGCCTCTTGTATCTGCGGCATAAGGTTTAGCACCTCTGCGCGAACCGTCTGCGCTACGCCTGTAGAGAAATTTAGAGATTGGTTAATAGTTACGCCGCCTGCTCCCATACGGCCATTGGGCTGTATAGAGCCGCCAGCAGACGGCACGAAAAGCTCTGGTCCGTTTTCGCCCACCATGTACGGTCGTCCTGCCGAGACTGGCCCGCCCACCGCTCGACCTGGTGCGACATACGCAGGCGTAGCAGTGGTAATTGGCGCTCTTGTGGCACTACCCGCGCCGCCAAAAAACCCTGTAATTGCGCCGAATAGCTGTTGCGTTATGTAGTATTGCACTGCCATGCGAATAAGATCATCAATGATGCTTTTCGCCATAGACTTAATTGCGTCTTTAAAGTTTTTGGCACCAGTAATTGCGTCTGTAAATCCTTTAGAGAACGATCCCATTGTATTTTTAGCGAACTCTTTCATTTGCTCGTCTAAATTTGGGACCGTCTCTGTGCCAAGCTCCTGAACCACTCTTTTAAATCGCTCAAGAAACGAAATTGTTTCCGCGCCGTTGGTCACCGCCAAAGCGGTTACCGAGTCATCAACTTCTTGAATTGAGTCTGCAAATTCACGAATTTTGCCTGCGGCTTCTTGGAATGAGTTGCCTATCTCAACCGTCACAGACGGTAGCTTGACAAAATCGCTGTCAACAAACGATCCAATTGCATTCGCTAAGCTCACAAACCCATTAGCAAAATCTGCTAGCTTTTGAAGGCCAACGCCTAGGCCGCTGATGAGCGACGCCAGCGCATTTAATAGGTCTTTGGCTATTCCTCTAGCAAACGCCTGTATTCCACCCTCCGCTTTTGAGGCGGTAACGAGCAGTATTGTCAGCTTGTTACTTAGCGCCTCTAATGCAGGAGCCACCGCGGCTACTATTTGGTCGCGCAAACCCCGCAATAATGTAAACAACTTTGTAAATGCGTCATTAGCTCTTTCTACGCCACGCGCCGCAGTCGTAGACATTACAGCGCCAAGCACATTAGCCTCTGCGTAAAGACGGCGTAAACCGTCCTCGCCTTCGCGCAATACGTTTACAAACGCCGCGCCCTCACTGTCAAATAGCTTAAACGCAAGCCTTAGCTCATCTGCGCCGTTTTCTGCCTGCCTAAACGCTTCTGCAAGCCGAAGCATGGCTAAATCTAATGGCAGGCGACTAACTTCTCCGGCATCGATGCCTAGCTCACGCAGTGCTAGTTGCGCCTCTCCAGTACCGCGAGCGGCTTCTGCCATTCGCCTTACAACCCGTTGCAGAGCCATATTTGTTTGCTCTACGGAAATTCCCGAGATGCGAGCCGCATACTGCAAGCGAGACAAAGCTTCTGTAGTCGTTCCTATGCGAGCCGCAGTTTTTGCGAGCGTGTCTGTCGCGTCTAGTGACTGCTTGATAAGCAAGCCTATACCGGCAGTACCAACGACTGCGGCAAGGCCGGTACGCATTGAGACGAGCGCCCTGGTTACTGAGCCAAGGCTACCCGCGACTTTGGTGAGACCATTGCGGGTTTTATCAACGGCTGTTACAACAATACGGACATTTTCGTCAGCCATCTCTTTCACCCATTATCTTAAAGAAGGCAAGCCACTCGTTAAATTCGCTCAGTGACATTTGCTCTACTTCTTCAATTGTCTTATGTAACCGATCAGCGAGCGCGACTAGATTAAACCGCGCCTGATCGGCTAGAAGTTTTTTTCCTGCTCCTCAACAGATTCAATCTGCGTGAACATTTCTTCGGCAATCGCAGAGATAATGGTTGTTTCTTCGCCCATTAGATCAATGCGATCCTCTGCGGCAGTAAACAACTTCTCTCCGTCCTCGCCTTCTGCCTTCATCACAATCAGGTCAACCATAGAGGCGACCGTTGGTGATTCCAGCATTTTGGGGTGACGCTTCTGTATTTCATTAAGGTCGTAGCAGGTTATTGGCCTGCAATACATAACGAACGCATGGCCGAACTCGTCAGACCATGCCTCTACCTCAATTTGTCGCCTTTTTATTTCCCTTCTACTTCTAAGCTCTTTTGCTAAACCCATGCTAACCCCTCGTTATCCTATTTTTAGGCTGTTGCTTCTGTTACCGCTCCCGATACCTGCACGCTATAGGACGCCTCTACCATGCCGTCAAAAGCGGCTGAGATAGTGCGGCCAGTTACCAGACCGCCACCGGTGTAGTAGGTTTCGCCTGTTCCGGTTCCTGTCGGGTAAATTTCAAAGTCGATGTTTGCGCCTTCGTCTAGCACAAGCTGACCAGTGGTGTCAGTCTCGTCCCAATACGTTTCAAGCGTCATCGTGGTGGTCTTCAGACCTGACTTGTAGGTGCGCGAGCTATCGCCCATTACGCTATCTTCGATTACGTCAGCAGTGCCGTCAAATGAGAATGAACGCACTTCTGACACCTGCGCCACAGAGCCGCCATCAACGGCTACCTTTACGACTCCTGATGAGCCAGCAGTGGTTGTCATACCTTAGTCCTCTTAGGTTGTTCCGCGTGTATATGAATAAATAACTCGCAGTGTAATTATAACCCCGCCGACAGGGGCTATACTACCGTCATCAACTTCGACATTGATGATCTGTGTGTCGATGGCATTAGAGTCGCGCTTGCGATCAGCGTCTAGCGCCTCCTCTATTGTCTCGACCATTTGGTTTCGTGCTGTGTCGATTTGCCTGCCCTTCACGTAGCAAACAAGATCATAGTCAATTGACCCTATGCGGCTCGTACTGGACCCACCTATTGACGAGTCCTCTCTATCCTCTGATGTGGTTCTCACCAGGATTGCCGGAAACTGCGCGTTGCTCAGCTTGTCAAAGTCAAACGGCTCGCGCGTAACGTATTTGATGTTTGTGGGCGATGTCGCGGCTTGCAACACCTGCACAATGTCCTTTGCTATGTTTTCGCGTACAGACATTATTTATTCCAATTTTTAGGCATAAGAGTGCCGCGATAAACGTCTGACAATTCCTCTCGCTCGTCACGGCTAAAACCCATAAATGGCCGCGAGCGATTGTTGAACGCCGCCTTTTTAGCCTCTGCTGGTTGAGCAAAAAAGATAATGCCTTTGTTCTTGGTCACCGTCTGAGTCAACGCGCTCAGCATCCGCCCCGTAAACTCAAGGTTTGGCGTAGTGCCGCGTCCTGACTGCGAGCGGTATAGAGCATACTCTGGCTTATAAGGACGGAACCTGCCGCCCTTAAACCCCTGGCCCTTAGCCGTTCGCTGTTCAATGATAGAAACGCCCTGCAATACAACTCTCTGCATAGCGCGTTTTTTGTTCTTGTCTGCCTTTGCTCTAAGCCTGCGAGGTATAGACCTCAGATCGCGGGGGCTAGTCGTAATTTTGACATCCATGCCCGCCATTAACGATTAAGCCTATTGATTGGCCGCACCAGTTTTTCTTTGTCCTCAATGGTGCCATCGCCGTCTGCGTCATATTCGACGCCATCAGCAAACACGGCTTCTAGCTCCTCGCCGTAACGAGCCTTATAGAAGTCAATCATGCCAAGGAAGCGGTCATTGTCCACCCAGTTAGTTAGCTGGGGCAGTGCGTACTTCCAAAGCACCAAATATGCGGTTGCTCGCGTCCATTGCGATTCAGTCAATTTAGACGAGTCCATTTCGCCATCTAGGCCACGCCTTGGCCACCATCTGTGACGTATTTCTCTCTCAACGTCTGCCTGCGCTTTGGCGTGTTCCTCCAAGAAGTGATCAATCCCGAAGTCGAATATATCTGGGATGATTTCCTCAAGGTTGTAGTCTGTGCTAAACGCCATTAGATCACCATTTAACCTTTGCGGCCCAGTAGATAGGATCAAACACCGTAGCGCCTTTCAAGGTGTCGCCGTGACGCGCATACCATGCTCTACGCATTGACCTATCGCGGGCGGTCTCGCCGTCTTTAGGCGGGTATGTCTTTGCGCCTTGCGCCCCGAACCTGACCAGCTTCACTACGCCGCTTTTACGCGCCAATACTGCGTGACTTTTGCTTGGATGCCGAGGCGTCCGCTTGGGAACGTTATAGTCCTCAAATCTTTCGCCTCGATATACAATAGCCATAAGGGAAAGCGCCCCGAAGGGCGCGAGTACCTTAAAGTCCTGCGTCGAAGTACATTTCTACGCCATAAGAGTCATCAAGCTCGCCAACGCCATAGATGGCAGTAGCGTTCAGCTCAAATGCACGCAGAGATGCGTTGCGTTCTGTCTCGATGTTGAAGTCACGCTTCATAGCAATCGCAACAGCTTCGGGAGCAAATACAGCGCCCTTGGCATCGCCAGAACCGTCAACAGTAATGTTGGCTGACTCATAAATGTTTACACCTGCAACAGTGCCGATGTAGCCAGTGCGCATAGCCTCATTCTGCAAATCACCGCCGTTGGGATTTACAAACGTGTTGGTCATGTTGGCCTTCAACTGATACGCCTGATACGGATGCAAGACGCATGAGTATTGACCGGGAGCCTTGGCCGCCTTCAAGCGAGATGCCGCGTTGAAGATGTCAGCAACAGTGATCTCTTGAGTCGTAGCGCCCAATGAGGTGCTAAAGCCGTCAAACAGACCGATCAGGTCTTGATCCATCTTGGTAGCAATAGCGTTGCCCAAAACAGTGCCAAGCTCTGCCGCAGGATTGCCAGCGCCCATAGCCGCCAAATCGGTCAGCACAACCTGCGCACCAACTTCGCCAACGGAAATGGTCACGCTTGAGGTTGATACCTCTGTTGCGCTCATATCCGTTCCTTCAGTCAGACCAGCCGCCGTGATTGCGGGGTACTTGGGCACCTGTACGGTTTTGCCTGCTACATTGCCGATGTCATAACGAGTTACCAGTCCAAGCATGATGGACTGTTCCTCTGCGGTAAAACGAGCCTGCAGGATAATATTCGCAAACAGGTCGTCTAAAGTGGTTGAAGTGGTTTCATTAGCCATTGCTATTGTCCTCTAACAAAAAATTAAGTTACCGCGCCGCTTCTCGCATTTTCTGCTCACGAAACATACGCATTCCTTCTTCGCCTTTTTCAAGCATTTCCGAGTAACTTAAAGGCTTGCTCGTAGAACCTCCAGCCGCCCCGCTTGATCCTGCACCGCCTGCGGATGCCTTCACAAAGTGTGGATTAGCTGTCAAAAAGTCTGTCACCAATTCCTCAACTGATAACAAATTACCTGAGTCGTTATATCTAGGCGTCCCGTTGTTGTCGTAGACCTCTACAGTGTTATCTTCAGATAACGCAACGGAGCTTCGCAATAACGCGCTCACTTGCTCTGGAGACACCGCATTTGCCCTAGAGGCCGCCGATAGCAATGCGCCATCAACTAACGTGCGCTCTAGCTGGCTCTTTAATGAAGCTGTCTCTTGGCTGTGCTTTTCAGACATTTGCTTGATGACCGCCTCATAATCACCGCGCTTTTTCTGCTCCTCAACCTGCGCTTGCTCGCGCTGGGTGAGAATCTCGCGCACTTCATTGAGGTCAATACCGTCTAGCTTTTTCTCAAACTGCCGCTGTTGGCGAGCAATACGATCAGCAACTATCCGGTCAACTTCATCTTGCGTAAACGTCTTAACGTCCTGAGCTTCTACAGTTTCCTGCTCTACGGCCTCAGTTACCGCTTCTTCCATGATTTCATCGCTCATGTAACGAACCTCCTAGGGAGTGGGTTTATTTTACCAGCTTAACGTAATTTTTTCTTTTTCTTCTTCTTTTTGTGTCCGGCGTGATATGGCATTTTTGCCTCCTTAATTAAACACAGGTCTAAATCTATGGCGGCAGTTGTACCCGCCTCGCACCACAAAGGGACTGCCCTCTCGTTTACCTGACCAGCTATCTGACCACGCCTCTGCGATTTCATCAATCGTCATAGTTTTGCCGACATATTTATCGCAATGGTCGCGCGTAACTTCGTCGTCAGGGCCAAAGTATACAAACCGCTCTGCTCCGGCCTCTAACGCCATGTTGGTGTTAATAGACGCATCAAAATCCATTAATCCATCGAATACGGCCTGCCGCGCATATCTGGCGAGATCTGCTTGTACGCTGTTTTGCACTATTCTAACTGCGCCTGCAAATGTTTGCCCCGTTAGTGTTGATTCGTATATTTGCTTGCTGACAGACTCCAAAAAGTCGTCGCCAAGCGCGCTATAGCCATCAAACGCAAGTTGTTGCAACTGCCGCATAACTCCTTGATCTAAACGCGCAAACGATGACGACTCGCTTAACAAAGATGCGGCCTTTCTAGCCACCTCCGCATACTCTGAAACAAAGTCATCAACCACAGTGCGATACCGCGCATCTATTTCCTGCCTTATCTTCGACTTTGCTTGTATTGCCCACTCAAGATCGAATAGCTGCCCCTCTTGTAGAGGCGCTTCTCGTAACAGCGCAACTATTGATAGCTCTAGGCTACGCATCGCTTCAAGCAGTCGGCGTTGATGGCCTTCCGCTAGAGCGATAACCTCATTAAGCCTGTCCGTTTGCTTCGACATCAGGCGATGTTAAAAACTGTCCAGTAAGCCGCGCCTGCGCATCTATCTGCTTATGAGCCTCTACCAGCATTCCATCATCCAGCACAAGGTCTGCAATTTGCTTATCCACCTCCTTAACAAAGGTGTCGCTTTGAACGCCAGAGGCTTTGGCTTGCTGTAGAAATCGCAACTCGGATTCATAATCGCGCAGATCAAAGGAGTCAGGATAACTGACCATAACCTCGTGAGTATTATGCTGTTGCCAGTTGCAATAGAACGCCCACAACTGTTCTTCTGCCAACTCCAGAATATCGGCCTTCTCTGCCAGCTTGGCATTAAGCATTTGGAACTCGGTCTGCAAGGCAATGCCAGACTGCTTGACTGCCTCTGTGCCGCGCACTGCGCCCATGTGGGCCATTCTGTTGATTGACTCAATCTTGTCCTGTATGGACGCCCTGATGGCGTCTAGGTTAGCCCCAGACGGTTGCATTTGGTACGGACGCAAGCCCGCGTCTAAATCATCGCTAACATTTATAATTGCGCCTGCACCTGCGCTGGCGTCTGTGTCATAGGTCTTAACCAGTGTCGGATGATTGCTAATGCGAATTAACTGCTCAATTTCGCTTAGCTCTTGATAAATAGCCTTCTGCATATAAGCAATATCTGAAATATCACTAATACCGATGCCGCGAACAATAGAGCGATTAGCAGGCAGGTAGACCGCAGGTATTTTACCTATTGGATTGTCTATTTCGTCAATAACAGAATGCTCTGCGCCGTCATAACGAATCAGCTTAATGTTGTCAGGCGTCCATTCTCTAAAGTGCGTAATAGTGTGGGTGCCATCGATACGGTTTACAGACTCGCGTATCTTTAAGTAGACAAGCTGGTGTCGCCCTGATGCTTGCCGCTCCCACTTCCAATCAAAGACGTTCTCTGGCGTTATTAGCGTGACGTATGGACGTATTTCTTGTGCAAGCTCCTCTGCTCTAGTGCCTGCTTGCGAGCGCGGCTTGTCCATGAGAATCCACACATGGCCATAAACACTTGACCATATCTGCGCCTCGCGCATAAACGAGTTAAAACTTTGCCCGTCAAGATTTGCGTCCTTTAAAAATGCTTCTAGCTCTGGCGAATTTTCCATACCAGCGAAATTACGAGTAGGCAGTACCCGCCACAAAAACGATGAATAAATATGTATAACGTTTTTGCAATGGTTATCAAGCGGCGTTAGACCAATCCGGCGATCATACGCCTTAGCGTCCTCGTTTAAATATTTCGATAGATAAGAGCCGTCTTGATAGTCTTGGCCGCCCATGTAGCTTCGCAGGTAAAACTCCCAACGGTCTACGTTGTTTTCATAGTCTGGATGCTGGTACTCAATGTCTACATTAATCATGTCCACCTCTGCGGAGGCTGTGCCGCGTGAGATTTTCTAATCGGGAATAGGTAGTCAACAGCGTAACCAAGCGCATCGTTCATGTGATCGAACCCATCCTTTTCGGGCTGGCTTGTGCCTTCCTTGTAAACGTGCCGCTCTAATGACTCGATTACCTTTTTGCATTTTGGATTTATAAACAAATGCCGTGTGCCGTCTTGCGATTTAAGGCGTGAATTAACAGCATTTATTCTGTCCCTAATAGCAGTATGCGCATTGCGTACTTTTACTTGAAATCCCGCGTTTTGCAAAATAGAAAGGTCGGTTCTGCCGCCTGCACTTGTCTTGCGTTGGCGACACGCTGGGTCGGGGTATATTGTAACACTACTGTTTTTATATCGCTCCTTGATCTCTGCAACCATTTCGTCAGTGTTACTACCGAACATAACGATCTCATCTACGGCATAAAGAGTGTCGCCTTTGCGCACCATAACAACGGCCGACATAGGGTCTAGGTTAAAGTCCATGCCTATATGTAGCGGCTCATTTTTATAGTCATATTGTTGTACTGACTCTGACCGCTCGAACGAGTAATAAATAACACCGGAATAATTAACAAACTGCGCTTTGTATTCCTGATTAAACGTACGCTCATCTAGGTCGTTACGTGCCGCCGCAATTTCGTCTGCTGGAACATGGCCGCCCTCTAGCGTAGTGAATTGAAAAGATGCCCAGCCGTCATCGTCAAAGCCCTTCCCCCACAGCTCATAGAAATGATTTCGCCCTTTTGGCGTGCCAATAAATAACGCCGAGCCCTGCCTGTCAGATAACGATGGCCTGATAACCTCAAACCATGCCTCTTTGCGCATATCTGCAAATTCATCTAGCACGCAGAAATCTAATGCTCTGCCGCGAAGGTTGTCTGGCTTTTCCGCGCCTTTAAGGCTAATAACACTGCCGTTTAGCAGTCGAAGTGTTAGCGAGCTTTCGTTTGTTTTTTGTATATATTCCGGCGGTATTGCTTTGATTAGCATTTCCCATGCTATTTCTTTAGCCGCTTTATATGTAGGCGCTACATACCAAACGTTTTTATCATTTCCTGACAGCGCGGCATTTAATATCTCCGCGGTAGATAAAAAGGTCTTGCCGAAACGCCTGCCTGCAACGCATACACGAAATCGCTCCGCCGACTTAAAGATTGTCGTTTGCGGTTTAGTTAGAATCATCAGGCGTTAGCTGTATAACAACTGGTGGTAATTCCTGTGCCTCTGGCACCGCTTCCTTCCAGCCTGCCTGTGTCTTTAGGTAAAAGATTTGTGCTGTAGTGTTACCGTCTGTAGCACTCTGAAGTAACGATTGGCTAACCCGCCCTATCGCTTTTGCTCTGCCCTTTTTATATGCGGCAGAAACTTGCTCATCTCGTTGCATTATTGCGCGAAATGTTCTTGTTGGTATACCGAGGTAATCACATATTTGATCTTGGTTTAGCACTGCGGCGAGCGTTTCTACCTGTGCTATTTGCTCATCAGTAAGCTCAGTACGCGGCCTGCCGCCGCCCTCTCCTTGCCTGTTGGGCTTGCTCATGATTGTTGCTCAGCATTTTTGCTTTTTAGCGACATTCCGTAGTTATTTATACCCGCTTTTATCTTGCAGTCTTTTTTGCGCACTAGCGGCTGTTTAAATACAGAGTAATCAACGTGATGGTGTACTCGTCCATATCTCCACACTAGTTTTGATACATCGGGATGTACTGCGACTTGCATTTGTGACTTTGCGACCGTTCCAGTGTCACTGTAGTGTGTTCCTGCCTGCACTTTGCCCTCTGCGTGGTAAAACTCCGCGGTATTGCCGCCGCCAATCTTTTGCGTATTGAGCTTATTTTGTAGAAATGCAAAGAACTGAATAGTGCACCAGCCCTGTTTAAGCATATCTAACGATAATATCGTATCTTCATTGTAACGCCCGCGCCATCTAAATGGCACGTCATTACGAATAAGGTTACAGCTATACACTCTTGTGTTAGTTATGAATGGTGGATACTTTGTGCGCTGTATAGCGAAATACTGGTAGTGCGGCCCTGCCATGGCAATATTTTCATAGCGCAGGCAAAAGTCCTCCATAGCCCTAAAGATAGCGCCATTGCTTACCTTAACCTTTTGATTTTTATTAAGCCTGCGAAAATCTAGGATGTTGTCATCCATTACCCAATGCCATGCATGTCCGTTCGCGATAGAGTGATCCCACGCGAAATTACGAGCAGGGCCGGGGCCGGTGCTTTTGCTTAACCCTAACTCATCGCAAAGCTCATACGTTTCTTTGTACTGCATATCTAGCGGCAAGACGGTAGTCATTAGCGAGTCTTGCGCTACTGCTTTTTCGTATTCCTCTACCTGTTGCGGCTCTACGACTATGTAATGACTGACGCCAAGCTCGGTCAATACCTTACTTGTAATCATATATTCCGCTCTGCCCTTACTAGGCACATACAGCGGAAATTGCGGATTAATGTCAGCCATAGCGTTGCGATTCGGTGTCGTTACGCTCTTTAGCAGGAAACCAGATGCTTTTGGTTTTCGGGGTTAGGCTCTGGCCTATTAACGCGCAAAACGCCTGATAATGCTCATCAGACTCAAAGTGCACATTTATCTGCTTCCAAGACGTTGCATCTGGCTGATCAAATTCAGGCATACCATCCCATTCATCATATGCATTGGTATGTTCTACGCCCTCTGAAAATAATTCTGCCAGCTCGGCTGGGTTAAAGCCGATAAGGTTAACGTCGAATTGATTGTCCTCCAGAATGGACAGCTCTGCTTTTAGGGTTTCGTAATCCCAGCCTGCATTTAATGCCAGCTTATTGTCTGCGATGACATATGCCTTTTTTTGGCTGTCGGTTAGGCCAGACAATACAATCGTAGGGACCTTATCAATACCTAGCTTTTTCGCTGCCGCAAGACGACCGTGACCTGCAATTACCGTCTGATCGTCATCTATGAGTATTGGATTTGTAAAGCCAAACTCCATAATAGAGGCGGCAATCTGCGATACTTGATGATCGCTGTGCGTGCGGCTATTAGCGCTGTACTCTTTAAGCTTTTCCGTATAGTGATGCGTTAATTTCATTCCAATTCTGGCCCCTTAAATGTATGTGCCCAATAAATACCACGGCAGTATCCGTCTTGGATTATGCCTTTTTCTATATCGCTATATCCTATAGGGTACGTTTCAACAGTGCCGTCGTCAAAAGCCACTAGATAAGTGCCTTCATCTTCTGGCATTTCAGATATGTTATGCCACTGTATAGTGACAGTCTGTTTTAGCGCCGCCACGGTTTGGTTATCCACTGTTTTCGCCAGCTTGGATTTTCGTATACGGCAAACGTAGCGCCAGCATCCTGAGGATGTTTTAGCACTCTTATTTTGTCTTCTGCTACGCCGAAATCAATTACGGCTCTTGCATGCTTATACGATAAGCCTAATTCGTTAGATACGTCGACAACGGTAAAGTCTCGTGCCAGTGTTTCTAATAACGTGCCTAGTTTGTCAGGTGCTGTTGCCCTCTTTGTACGCATGACCATCCCCCAGAATGCCTGCAGAGTATTTTCGCAGTCGTAATGAAAAAGCGCGGTGCTTTAAAAGCTCCCGCGCCATTGCCATTTGGGCTGTAGGGGTTAGTCCTTTCCAGTGATACTTACCGTTTACGAATTTTTCCAGCATCTCCTGACTGATCTTTACAGTCTCGTTGCTCATAGTTAGGATGCCCCCGCGTCCCTTGAAACTTAATCCACGTATCGACCATTGCGCAGTAGTGTAGATGTTCGCGTTCAGCTTCGTCCCAATCACCTACACCGACCACTCCAAAGCCGACTACCAAAATCGTTATACCGATAATTTCCTTCATTGTCTATCCCCTTAAAAAAGGCCGCTTATGCGGCCACCAGTTGCTGTGATTTAGCTCTGCTAAAAGGATGTCGGCTGTTAAGCAGCTTGCGCAGCTTTACACGCTGGCTTATAGCCGTCTTGGTAGGCTCCTTTGGTGTTTTAGCCGCGTAGCTATTTGGCCCTGTCTGCCTATATTCGTACATCGGGTGCGAGATAAAGTCAGTCAGAGCGTTATAGAGAGCGTATGCGTTACTGCCAAACTCGCTTGTATACTCGTGCCATAACTTAACTAGATGATTAAACCGGCGATTGTTTCTTATTGGCTGGGCCGGCGCGCCGGTAACCTCTTTGATGCCTAAAAAGTCTACGATAACACCATGTGCTAAACCGTTATTGATCGGTATCTGTAGCATGCGGCTCCAGTAGTCTTTGCTGGCGTGAAAATCTTGTAGCATCTTAATAATGATTTCGGTGCCGCGATCTACGTCTAGCGACTTAGTGTGCAATGATGAATATGCGCCGATAACATTGCCTACAATTTGACCGTTAAGGCATTTCATCCTAAGGCCGCCTGCTTTGGTCATGTAGCGGGTAGAGCCGTCAAAAGAATTAAGGGCGCAAAACTGTAGGGCCGTTGGTGAGCTATCACCTAAGATCGAGACTTGATGAGCGGGAAAGGTGAAATCCACCATCGCTCTGGAGCCCGTGCTAGTTTGCTGAATAGCTACCGTAGCGCCCTCGGCATCAATGTTAGAGGCTTCGATATTCTTGCAGAATGAGGAAAAGATTTCCTCGTTGGTAACTACCTTGTAGTTGTTGCTAACAATGCTCATTATCTTGCCAGTTTTGCTATTAATGAGCGCCTTGCGGTTATCTACCAGCTTACAGCCGTCTCGTCCGTGTAGCTGGGAATCTTGCACCTCTGCCAATAGATTGGCTTTTTGTACGTTAAAAAGCAGACCGGCATCTTCGATCTGCTGCATTAGGTTATGGTAAATAGTCATAACTTTCCCCTTATGTCCATTCTTTGAAATGTTGAATTTGCTCGTTGTGATCGAACCCTGCTTGATACTCTGCGATTTCGGCGACTGACATGCGCTCCTCCGTAACGCGCTCGCCGTGGCCAGTGCCTTCTGGATACCAGTGCGGCTGTCTGCCGCGCTGATAATAAGAGTCTGCACTGCCTCTGTCGTATGGTGAACCGTGTACCTTGTTCATGATCTCCCCTTACTGTGCGTTGGTTAACGTGGTGGTATAAGGCTCCGTTGACGGCCACTGAATGACCGTAAATGTCGCCGTTGGATAAACTTCTGCAATTCGCTGAAGTGCGTGGTGCATGCCGCGCATATTGCGGCGTCTAACTACCTTGCGCTGTGCGCGTACTGACTCTGGGTAGTTGATCTGTACTGCATATGGAAAAACTTGATTGAAGTCCATGTTGTTGCTCCCCTTGATTTAAGTAATTACATTTTGCATATTAACTCGCTGGCGCAACTTGTAAACACTTTTGTTATCTTTTTGTTGCAAAAAAAAGGGGGTAGATAAACCTTCATTTATCACCCCTTGATTTTCTTATGCGGCCTTTTCCAGTATTGCGCAGGCATCTCCCCAGATGTGCCAGCCACCACCAAGCTCGTCGGCCAGTAGAATCTCGCACTTGAAATTTACCTGCTCGCCGTCTGGCCCGAGAACCCATGTTTCACGCTTAGATAAGCACTCTTTGCGGAGGCCGGAGTATCTGCCTTCTGAAATACGGATTGCGTTCCACTTATCTTCGAAGTAATACAGCTGTACAGGCTCGTCCCATTCTCTCCATGGCGTGTCGTCGTCGTCAGTGGTTATGTACATCGTGATGTATTCTTGAAACGACTCGTTAGAGTATTCGATGAGGCGAGTTAACGTGGGAATGCCGTCTTGGTTGATTTTGGCGACCTGCTCGCTTGTGAGGTTTTCTACAACGTAGGTACTGCCGCCCTTAAACTTCCAGTACTGCGGGCACTCTCCCTTACCGTCCCAATCCTGAGCGCCGTAATTTTCTTTGTACTGAGTGTGGATAACTAATTTCATGTCGGTATCTCCTGTAACATTTTTGTTAACTGCCAATGCATAGTACCAACGCCAGAGTTTATGTAAACACTTTTTTGTCGTTTTTTTTGGGTAAAGGGATCAATAACTTAGCAGAACGCTAAGTCTGCCTGCCTGATTTTTTACTTATTTTTTGTAGGCGTCTACGATTTGCGCGATAAAAGCAGAAAGGTTAGGTCTGCGCTCTACAATAGATAGGTACTGATCGAGCGAGCATCCCTGTGCGTTTGCCATGTGATTAAAAACTTCTGGCACCGCCTCGGGATTTTTTACCTGATGCTTTATGGCAAATACTTGCATCTTCTCAACTGGACACATAATGGCCTCCAGATACGATGATGTTGTAAGTGTATCATGTATTGCATGACGTTAATTATACGAGACAATTTCATAGTCTGGATCAGATTCTTTGCGCTGGTATTCCATTCGATAGTGTTTAGCTATTTCCTTTCTTATCGCGTGCGTTGTTTTAAATAGCTCGCGTGCCTTTTCTTTAAGCATCTCCATATGCCCTTCGCCGTAAATAGATACAAGCCAATCTCTAAACTCGATCGGCTGTTCGGTAAAGTAACGATGATGGTAGTGACACAGCGCCAGACAGTTATCCATAGACCAGCGTACAGATTTTAATCGGCGACCGTAAATATGTGCCGCCTCTAATGTATCGGTTTTGCCGCAGTATACGCATGCGCCATCTCGCGCTCGTATTGCCTTGCTGAACCAGATGTCTGCCTGATCTCTTTTAACCGCCATCGTTTGCGTGCTCTTTTGTAAATCGACGTTCTCTTCCGATAGCCTTATCGAACCAATGACAGCTTAAACAAAGCCAGCCATGCAGCTTGCCGCCTATTTCATCTAAAAACACCGGCCATAAATCAGTGTTGCACGTCGGGCACTGTTTCCTGAGCAAATTCAATAGTGAAGTCCTCTAGCGCTAGTGCATTTTGCCAGCATGATGCGAAGTCGTCTAATTGCATTTTGATGGTTATGCCATCTGGGAAGGTGTCTGTGTAGACAATCGTATGCTCCTTATTAAACTTGTCTGTTATGCAACCACCTATAGTCGCCGGCAAAAATACAACGACGCCATCTTTGTCTGGCAACTCAGCCGCAATAAGTAACATTTCGTGGCCTCACAGTTATGCGCGAAATTTCGCCGTCGTTTTTGTCATACGTTATAACCTTAGCACCTCTACGTGACACCCAGCCGCCTCTTGCGGCATAAGCATCTCGACCTGCCAACGTTGGATGTTGCTCTGCTATTGCGCCACCGTCTTCAATTACTTTTTCGTGATGGTAGTGGCCTGTATGTATGTAGGTGTAGCTTGCCTTGCCCCACATTTCCCTAAATCTAGGCTCGCTGGCAAATAACTTATGCATTTGCCCTAATCGCACTTTATGCCCGTGATGAAACGCCAGCATAGTTTCGCCATGCAGTAATGCGTAATACGGAAAGTCGTTATCAATTACAGTAAGCCTGCTTTCATCGCTAAACATATGCTTTATATGTTTTCGCAACCAGATACTGCCAGCAATGTCGTGATTGCCTTCCGCAGATACAATTACGACTTTATCGAAGCGCTTCAGCATCATCTTTACCGCTTCCGTCATGACAGACATCGCAAGGTCTACGAGCTTGCTGTAACGCGTGTCGGCGTCAAGAATATGATGAGAAGATGGCGTTACACTTAATATGCCGTCCCAATGCAAAAAATCGCCTAACTGACAAAATACACCAGTGCCTGATTTCGGCGATGCAGAAATCATCTGGCGAATGGAATCTAAAAATACATTTCTGGCAATCGTTACATCCCAATCGTCGCCTGTTTCGGCTTCGTAGGCATACATACCTAGATGGAAGTCAGTAATAGTTAACAGGCTCAGTAGAGATTCGTTAGAGTGTTTAGGCGGTGCCGTTGGCCTGTATTTTGGTAAGTGTGCGTTAGCGGCCTCTATGCGCTCCACTAGCAGCTCAAATTGGCGCTGTTTATCCGCCTTGGCTTTTACCCACTGACCATCTTTAAACGTAGATACACCATCTACATAGAAGCCGTCAGGTACTTGCTCAGACCAGCCATGTTCTGGCGCATAACCTTGCCTTGCGGCTTTTTGTTTGACGACACGCAAATGATGGCGCACGCCAGAGCGGCTTATACCAAGCCTTTTTGCGGCTTCGTACTGCGATATTTTTTGTACTTCGCACAACTCTACGCAAGCAATTTGCTTTTCTGTATCTGCCCATTGCAGTAGCGGGTGTTCCACGTCTGCCCCCAAACGCTGTCACCAATCTGAATTTTACACTACTTTCCAAACCTTACGGAAATGTCGTATTTTTCTGCTAGAAGTTTAGAGAGATATTCATATACCTCATTAACTTGTTTTTTATTTATTGCGGTTGTTGACTCCTTGCCAGTAAGCGCCTTCTGTATAGGCTTCCACATGTATTCTTTTATTAGCTCTTTAGTCGGCGCTATTGGCACACCCTCCTTTAAAACGGTTTTCATATCGAGCCCGCGAGCTTCCATTTGTCTAGCAACTTCGCCGCAATATGCGTGTATTCCTTTATTCTGCTGATTTGTGCGGGTAGGCTGCACTACATTAAAGAAAATGTCTTTATGCTTATTTTCTTCGATATATTTTATTAGCGCTTTGCGCTGATCTTCGTTGCGTATCCACCAGCCTTCTCCGCTATTTTGCATATATGCGCTCTCCGTTTGCGGACATATAGCGGCCATGCTCTTTTAGCATTCTCTGCCTGAAAAACTGGCTATCCATAAAATCATGCGATATATGATCTATAGTATCCCAGTCTCGCAAAGTTGTTTTCTCGCTTCTAAATGACGGCGGACTACCACCGGTTCTGTCTGCCCTACTGAGCCACGCATTTACAAATCGCTTAATCCCTGCAGGCGTTTTGCGTTTGCTTGGATTAGCCTCGCACCAACAGCTCATTGCATCTATCTCGCGATGGACGTCAATATTTTGGTAAGCCCTTTGCCACTCAATAATATCGGTATCGCTAGGCTCCCAATTGTCTCCATTTTTTAAAATCATTTGACCACCGTTAGCTTGTTAAGCCCTTCAAAGACGTTTGGAAAATACTCGTCAAGATAATTAGCCGGCCGATTATGGCTAGTCTGCTCTCGCAACCTAAAGAATCCATTATGCTGCGGATATTTTTTCATAAACGCTCTAGCGTAAAAAGCTGGGTGGTTATTCCCTACCTTAAACTGCGTAATTCCGTCGCCGCCGGCATCTTTCTCCCAGCGTATTCTTTCGAATACTGCTTTAGCAGAATAATGCTTGTAGCCTCTACGAATCATCTGAAAGGCAAACTCGCAGAATAAATCCCAGACTTCGGGATGCTTGTTGTGGTAAGCCTTAACTTGTTCGCGCATTTCTTCGTATCTTGTTTTCATACTTTTTCCCCTTGCATATTTCCCTTTTTAAGTTACTTGCGTAACCTAATTAAAGATAAACTGCCTGACGCGCTATGTATACCGTATCGAATCTTGTCGTCTATTCCCGTTACCAGCACTCGGCACTGGGAGGCGCTTAATAGAGAGGGTCAACTCCGCTCCGAGGTTCTTCGGTTCCTCGGCCTAACGCCCGATATACTCTGAGGAGGACACTGGCAATATTGCCATTCCCTGTGATATTCTGAATGCGTGGTGTTACTCCCCTTTCACCACACATGGGTAACTCCTAACCTATGCGACCCCGCCGTGAGGCGGGGTTTTTTTATTGCCCTACTCTAAGAAAATCATCAATAGTCATATCAAAGTGATGGGCTAACTGTACCACTCTACTTAACTTTAAATCTTCTGCAGAGCGCCATCTTGCTACTTGAACAGGGTTAACGCCAATAGTATCCGCTAGCGTTTTATTTGTAACCCTTTTGTCTGCCTGTACCTTGCGCAGACTGCGGCCTACGTTAAAATGGAATGTCATCTTCTAACACCTCTTGTGACGGTTCTTCTTGCTTAACTTGCTTGGCTTCTTGCGCATCCCGAGGGTCTTGCAATGTAACCCAGCCATCCCAGTTGACTGTAGGGACGGCGTTAATGTTAAGACGAAACTTGCCATCGTCTGTTTTCCACATTGCGCCCATCTCTACCCAATTGGTTTTTTCCTCTCCAGCCTTGTTCGTATAGCTACAAGGCGCAACCAATCTCTTAACTACTTTCATCCAAACCTCCTAACTGAGCTCGTAGCTCTTTTGCTGTTTCCTTTTGATGCCCGTTTAATCGAGCATTCATTTTTTGCTTAACCAAGGGAGTCATTTCGTCCCATAGTTGCGCAAACCCCTCTGCGTCTTGCTTATCAATGACGCCTGCTAGCTGAGTCAAGTATTCAGAAATAATTGCCTCTGCTTTCCTAAGCTCGTCGTCAAACTTGCCTTTGAATTTAACCTTGTGACCAGACGGCGCGTCGTTATATATGCGACTAACCGCCTCCTCTGGCAAGCCCTCTACCCAGCGCATAAACTCTAGCGGCTCACCGGCTTCGATCTTCTGATTCGCAATATCGTAGTCGGTGACTTGTGGCAAATCTTCGCCCGCGTAGATATATAAGCCTAAACCATGTAGTGCAATAGCCTTTGCTAGACATCTTTGCATCGCCGTATTTACAGCAAAGCAATCTGGATTTTGTATAGGCTTATTGCGATGGTCGGTAACGGGCAAATATGCCCTTCTTGTTATACCGTTAGCCGTTAAATTACACCATACCATCATTGTGCCATCAGAAAAAACAGTAGGCTCCGGCATTTCCCATTCTGCATCTGGTACTCGCTTTAGCAATTCCTGCACAGCATATGCCCAGCTAAGATAGGTAAACTGACCTTTTTGCTCGGTATATTCATTAACTACAACTTGCGATAACTCTCTAAACAAACTCATAACGCTCCCCTTTAAAAATGATCCAGCGCCAAATCCTGTACCACTTCCCAGCAGTGTTCGCAGTATTTATTGCTGTCGTCCTCTTGCTGATATACCGGCCCTGCTACATGGTCATTGCAACAGGTACACCACTGCATGGCGTCCCATTCGGGAGTGCCATACTCACGCAGTACCACCGGTATGCCGTCATACTTGCTTTCGTGCTTAATAACCATGGGTCTTGCTCTCGTAGTCATCAGGCTCGAATGGGTCTTCCTCTGGCGGCCCCTGTTCTTCGGCATACTGCCGCGCCTTTAAAATAGCTAATGACTTTTCAAGCTCGCGAATAGACTCGTCAAGCTCTGATGTGTCCAGTAAAGGTATCTCTTTAAACTTTTGCATCTGCTTTCCCCTTATCAAGTTCCACGTGGAACATTGACATTAAACTACATTATGGGCGCAGATTAAACCTTTTTGTTATTTTTTTAATATGACCAGACTGTGGGGTATGGGCGCTCGTAGTCCCAATCTAGGTGTATAAATCGACCTTCTCCCCGCTGGTTAATGCCAACGCGGGGGCAACCATGCGCTAGAGCCGCCTCTAACAGCCTGTAGGCGCGATCGCGGTCTACTCCTATATCTACGGCTTTGCCTGTCGTATGTGCGCCCAGACGTGTCTTAGCGGCTTCTATGGGGTGTTGTGGGCATCGGTAGCCGCTAGTCACTGGCATTGGACCAAACTCACGGCGTATACGGTTTAGGAGCTTTAGCACGTCCTCGTCAAAGACGTAAGTGCCACAACAAGAGCAAGCAAGCTCTTCCTCAGAAAAATAACTCACTCTTTTTTGCCTGTACCTAAAAACAGACCGAAGGCACCCGTAAGTGCGCCGGTCATCACGGAGACTAGGCCAGCTTGCTCTAGGGTTGGAGTTTCAATGCCCATAAACCACTCAACAACGCGGTAGGTCATTACCAGCATTGCGAGCATTAATAGGCGCGGGATGATGCGCCACGCATTAAGCTGTTCTGGTGTCACCGATCTCTCGCTACCTGCTTGGTTTTTTCATAGGTACGTAGCGAACCGAGCCCCAACATTCCGAGCAGGACAGTGAGAAGGCTTTCCATTTCAAATACAGGAAGTGCAGGGGTCTGAATACCAGAAACAGCG